AGGCTATAACAGTTTGGATAACTGCTTATACCTTAAGCAATCCTTTTATGGATCTTCTCGTTTGCTCCCCTTAGCGTCTACCATCGACCAGGGCCTCCTGATCCTTTCGCCACTTGAGTATGTTGCCCCACCTGAGATTAGGGTGAGTAGTTGTATCGGTTTGTTTCTTTCAAAAAACCTGCTGGGCATCCCCGTTAAAAAAAGTCAAACTACTGGGAGCCTCTGTTACCTAGCTTTATTCCCACGAGACTGGCGTTTTATAGAGCCACACCCAGTTTCTACCCATGAGATAGTCTTCTATGTGGATATTAGGATGTCCAGTCCGATACCCTATCAAGTTTAAATGAGACATTGACAAGTCTACTGAGTATCTCTTACCCATTGTAGTGATAACGAGACTCGAACTCGTAACCTAATGCGTATAAGGCATGTGCTCTCACCAATTGAGCTATACCACTAATTATTGCCATGGTCTGCCTCGTAGTACAGACTGTACCCCTTTAAGTGACTCACTAACCCTAGGTGTGGGTAGCATAGCAATTGTAGTCCCTACGGGAATCGAACCCGTCTTTTCAGGATGAAAACCTGATGACCTAACCGATAGTCGAAAGGACCAAATAGGACAATGATGGAGTACCCGTCTCGCTCCAATCTTAATTGCTTCCTGAGTTTTAATGAGGCCTCAGCAAAGGGTGATGAATTCCGATTCCACTCTGGATTGTCGACATCCGTTGAACGGGGAAAACCATTGTCTTGCTGTGATGGGGAATTCCGAGATCCCGACCTGAGAGTTAACAGCTCCCTGCTCTACCTCTGAGCTACATCACAAAATAATTGATGATTCGACCACATTTCTTACCAGAGCGGGACAAAGGGGTCTATTGGTATTGTACCCTCATGCACTCAATTGGGATTGCGGCCCCGTGAGTCTCCCGATGCGCCATTGTCTTTCATTAACTTTTCTCCGTCCTATCTGTTGTGGGATTCTGGCAGTGTTCCCTCAGGATACTCGTTTAATTACTCTTTCATCATCAATTGAGCGATAGACAGGATTCGAACCTGCGACCCTAACCTAGAGGATTATGCTCTACCAACTGAGCTACTATCGCAATTTGGCTACTCCTTTGGGGAAGTTTCGCCATTAACGTGAATGGGGTGATCAAACCCACTAACATCACGGGTATAGGTTTTAACAACAAAACCATTACCAAAAAACGCCAGTTTTTAACGCCCAAAACTGAATAAACGGCTCGACTCTTCTGTGGACTCAATTTTAAGTGCGCTCCACATCACCTCTCAAGCTGAACAATACTGCGAACACTCCCTGGTTGCGGGGGCAGGATTCGAACCTGCGACCCCGAGCTTATGAGGCTCGTGAGCTACCTCTGCTCTACCCCGCAATATCTTATGGTTTTGCCTCACCAAAAAGCTTCCATTGTATGAAGTCCAATAGATAAAGTCCTCGGTTTGTTGTATCCCCGACAGGATTCGAACCTGTGACCTATTCATTAGAAGTGAATTGCTCTATCCAGCTGAGCTACGAAGACATAATTTCGGAATGCGTTTTTTTCAAAGTAGAAGTTTGATTTTGTAAAATTTGCTGAATGCATTCCCATTAAGTTAAGATAAAATACAGGATGAATTTATACGTGCTCTAACCAGCTGAGCTACCTGGGATGCCGAAGCATTGTCCCAGGGTTGGATTCGAACCAACGACCACGAGGTTAGAAGCCTGAAGTAAATTGCTGTAACCATCCTCATTATTTTATCTTATATCTTTCTACCTTTTGACCAACCATTATTTAGGTAATCTTCAAGGTTTTCTTTTTTAATTTTTTTATTAACACCATCTTTAGTTATCCAACAAGTTCCGTATTGTGAGTTTTTTTCACCAACACCAATACCTTTACTAGAATTACTCATTTTTTGTTTAGTTTCTTCTGAATGCGTTTTACCTTCAAAGGTATTGTACTTAATTTTACCCTCTTTGTGACTTTTTTTCATGGTATTACGCAATCTTTCAACAACAACATCCCTATATTCAAGATCGTCAAACATTTTTTGTTTATGTGCTTTACCCCCGCAAATTGATCGGTGTCTTTGTTGTTCGTCACTAATAAAACCACCAGTACCACCACCCATTAAATTCATACAATTTTTATCAACAAGCATTTCAGGTGTGATGGCAACTTTTTCGGCCTCAATTAATAAATCCCTATTCTCAAAGAATTCAAGTATTTGTTTTTCATGGTTTTCAATACCATATTTTCTAATACTCTTTCTTAATCTTCTACCGCTACCTATATAACCATCTTCTAAGTTATCTGCGCTATGCATACCTATATAATACCTGTTTGTTACCAAACAAGTTGTTTTATACAAGTAATGTATTGTTTTTTGTTTCCTTGGCATAATCTACATTTTTAATATAAATAGTACCAAAGAACAAAAAAGTTCTAGGCGGTCCATGCGGGAATCGAACCCGCCTCACCACCGTGACAGGGTGGCATCCTAGCCGATGAACGAATAGACCATTTTTGATTTTCCAATATGTCAAAGAACTTAATAGGAAACCACAGTTTTACGACAACGTCAACCTATCTTTGGTGGTGCGGGCAGGAATCGAACCTGCGACACAAGGATTTTCAGTCCTTTGCTCTACCAACTGAGCTACCGCACCAAATTCGGGATGGATTTTGTTTGTATTTATCCGTTACATGTAATGTGCTGTAACCATCCCCATTTTCTAATCTGTTACAAAACTAAGAAGTAATTTCTATACTTCCAAATCTTTTTTAAATTTTTTTCATTTTTTTTCTTTTAAACGAAAAAACCCAGAGATCTCTCCCTGGGTTCCTTATTGTATCTAGTATATTTTTTACTTGAGATTTTTACAATAGGAACCCAGGGCGATTCTCATCACCAAATGTTCTTCCTATATTTGTAAAGTTTCTCATCGAAATTCTTGTTATTTTCCTATATATACTTCAATTTTACTAAAAGTTTCAAAAAAAGAAATATTTTTTTAAAATTATCTGCAATAATTATCTGCTGCGGAGCTTGCGGCCCACGCATCTGGTTTACCAACGGCATCATATCCCATTGATTTAGCGTAACCAATACCCGCTTCATACAATTGATTTGACTTCTCACTTTGCTTTGAGTTGTAATCAACGTGTACAGTTATTTTTGTGTCTATGTCTTTCAATATTTCGGCTGCGTTAACTGATCTAACAACCTCAGACCATAGCTTTGGATGCATGTTCGCTATTGGATCACCTTTCTTTGGTCTTGGTTCGATTTCTTTACAGTGAATGACGTGAGCACCCTTACCAAACTCATATAAACAAATTGTTGTAACATAATTAACATTGCTTCCAACTTCTTGTGAGTCGCAACCAATATAAATTTCAGACTCTGGATGTTTTACCAACCATTCTGATACATATTCGGACACATTCTCAATAATCAACCCATCTTTTGTCCTAAAATCTTTCATTTCTTACATTTTAAATGTGGTAAACCCTGTTTCACCACTGTTATCTTTTATAAAATTAATATGTTGTGCTCTCCCATCTTTATGGATGATCACATGCGATTGTAACCATGAGCTTGGTCCGATATTGTAACCAACTCTTAGTTTTGTTGAGGTACCAACCGCTAAAGCACCGTCTTTTCTCCCTGGTGAGTGGTAATGACCAACAATGACCTTTGTATTAAGCGTTCTAAACTGATTTAGAGACCCTCTGCTGCCATTTGATCCAACATCACCATGTTGACCCAACTCCCAATCTTTAACCATGTAAGAAGCGTTCCTATTCAATGTAATGAACTTGGGGAATCTTTGGTTGATCACCTCAGGTATTACACCTTTAATTTCACCCTTAGCATGCTGTCTCAAAAGCATTGCGGAGTATTCCATGTATACCAATGAGTTTTTGCTTGTCGGTTGTCTTTTCCAATCCTCATTTGTTAACCAGCGATCCAAAAAGTCATCATGGTTACTTCTAACAATAACAACGTTTTTATAATCTTTGAATGACTCCAACCCATCGAGCATGTTATTTATTTCCCTCTCAACAGAATTGGTGCCGTTCATTTCTTTTGCAAATTGAATGAATGGGTTTTTCATTTCATGGTGGCTGATTGAGTTGCCATCGAATACGTCATGTAATACAACATGCTCTGGTTTCATCTTGCCTAACAACTCATGTGTCTTATCAATCACATCTTGATCATGATGACCATAGTGAATGTCACCAAACACAATTGCTGATAATGAATCAACCTTACTTACCTCTCCACCCTCAACTCTATGACAAAGATCGGTAAAGTTACCAGTCTTATCATGTGCGGTTACTTGTCTAACATAGAACGTATCCTCATCCTTAATTTCAACGATGGCAAAACCATATGTGTGATGGAACTCGCCTTTCTTACCAGATTTTGAATCCGTGTAATTCATCTTTGTTACCGCACCAGTTGTAAGCATCATTTTAGGTTTATTACCCTCAAGAACTGAGATCATCTCAAGTTGTACCTTTGGTGCTCCAAAGATGCATGAGTTAATACCACTTACACCTTGCAAACCACTCATTGGGTTTGTTGCTGTTGGTTGAATTTTTAAATCTGACATAATTGACACATATTTGTGAACATCATGTCTATTCGCATCCAAATAAGGTACAACAGCGTTATCCCATTCTTCATGATCTTTATCAGTGAACACCGATGTTGGGTTTTTATAACGTCCAGCAATTACGTGGATATCAGCACCCAAAAATTCAGCATACGCTTTAATATTTTCAAAGAGTGGTTTATGAACTGGTGTGTCATTCTGAGCCCAAGTAATAAGGAACATTTTTTGTTCTTTATTAGTCGGTCTTTGTTTGGCCGTCAGATATTGTTCCGATTCAACCTCAACCTTCTCCTTAAAGTTTAATTTTTCAGAACACCATTTTCTAACTGTTCTTTCGGATTTACCGAATAAAGCCACAAGCGAGTTCATTCTATCATCCCAAGATAACTCCTTATTAAGGTAGATGTTTCTTGCTTTGTCAATTTCTTGTTCTGTTAAGTCTTTAAATTTCATAATTTACTTTCAAGTTTTTGTAATTGTTCGTGTGTTTTTTTAAAATCGTCTACTAATAGCTCATGTTCGTCAATGGCTTTATTAATAATGGTCATTTTATTATACCAAATATTCGTCATGGTTGTTTTGATCGTATTTTCATTTGTTTCAGCTAATAAAGTCATAACAGTTGGTTCGATTATCTCAATGAGTTCATTCTGTAGTTCGATTATCTCAACACGTTTCAAAGCAAATTCATCTTGTAAGGATACCAACTTTTCATTTAAAGAAATGGCCGCATTTCTAATTTTTTTTGTGTAATTATCCGTTTCAACAATGTCGGTGAGATCAACACCTTGTTTAATTAATTTATTAACGCTCCATTTAGCTATACTGTATAATAATCCCATATATTATAATAATAAAAATTTTTTTACTAAAAAACAAATCCTAACCAACATTTTTTTGTTTTAATTACTTTCGGTTTCTCCATTTTCTAAACTAAAAATTCTAAGTGCGTTTATTATTACTTCAGACTCCTCAAGAGAGAAAGCGCCTTTTGATTGCGCATGTCTTAATGCAGCATTTATTGTTAAAACAATTTCTGCTTCTGAACCTTCTTTTACTTTTGTTAAAAAAGTTTGATACTCTTCATCGGTATTATAAGCCAATACGCTAAATAAAACACCTTTTGGTTTTTGTTCTTGTTCGTTACTCATATTAATTATTAAATTCGTAAAATTTATCGATACCAAGCAAAATAAAGTTGGTATCTCCTATTAATTCTTCTTTTGTAAAATGGAAATGCCCGTTGAACCAATATTCAACTCTATTGCCATTAAGTTTTAGTGTTTCATACATAACCTTAAAACGTTCTCTTTCTTCTAATAATGTGTTATGTAATGATGGGTCTTGTGCTATAAAGTACCAAACCAACTCGTTAAAATGAACTGGTTCGCAGAAACTAGGAGAGCTATGTGCAATTACAACATCAATGTTTTCTTCAATCGCATTTAACTTATCGATATCCAAAATAAATTGTTCATCCAACCAATAATCAACACCAGCTTTTCTTTGACATCTGTCAATACTAATAGCACCACCAACAAATAGATAACTTCTACCTTCAATGTTTCTGACAGTATAGTCAGGTAAGAACTCTATGTTACTAAAGTTATAGTTACCATCAAAATAAGATGGGTCATCGTGATTACCACGAATAACTAATAAATTGTTGTTATTTTTTGCTAGTTTTTTATTGATGTCAACCATCTCTTCATCCATCCTAGCACGATTACGAAACCCCACACCAAAATCACCAACCTGTATAATGGTGGTGTCTTTTACGGCCATGGCCTTCATGTAAAGTTTTTGGAAATTACCGTGAATATCCCCTAATATCTGTACCATAGGTACAAAAATAATAAATTATTGGTTAATAACCAACTCTTTATGGTCAATTTTTTTCAATTCGGTATCTAATTCATGTTTTTTTCTTTTATTATGACTGTATTTGTAAACATTAAACGTCAAATACGGTAAATAAATCAGATAGAATGACCATAAGAATAATGGTACCCCGCCACCGAATAATAATAGAAATGGTGAAAAAATGATAACTATATCCATGGTACAGGATATTATTTCAATCTGTCTATAACTCATGTTGTTACTCTTCTAAGTTTCCCGTTTAAGAAGGATTTATAATTAGGACCTTTCAAAATAATAATCTCATTACCTTCTCTTTTAAATCTGAAGATACCAGCGGCTTCCGCTGCATCAAGCAATGTTTGTAAATAACCTTGCTTATGTTTTAAATTATTTTGTTCAAAAAAGTCGTCCAGAATTGGTTTTCTAGCTGTGCTAATGAAACCTATTAAGTCTAAAATAATTTTGTTCTTATTTGGTGAACTAAAAGAATACGAGAAACTTGGATTGTCTGTTTTCCAGAAAATAAACTCAGTATTAAACGGTTCTAATGTGATAACTCTAGTATCAATGAATTTTTTAAGTAGGTTAAAATATGTTTTACGGAAAAATCTTTCGGCAACAAAGGCATCCGTTGGGATTCTGTAGATTTCTAAGAAGTGGTTGATAAAGATTTTACCTTGTCTATTCTTAACTTTAATCTTAACTTTGTTTGAATCACCTGGAAATAAAACTGTTTCAACAAGTATTGTTGGTGCTTTAACTGATTCCCATGTAATCATTAACTTACCATCTTCTTTCAAAGTTTTAATAGGTTTCCAATCACCAAGATCGCTTGATAATTTATAATCATTGAACTTACTTTCAAACACAGATTTTAAAACCAAATCCACCCTTCTTGGGTTTTGTGTTTTTTTAACCTTTGCTTGTGTTGGTATGTGTGGTGTTTGCCCAGCGGTTGGTTCCTTTGTAATAGGAACATCTTTTACCGTATTTTTAATTTGTTTGTTAATAACAGGTGCTGGCGCTGGTGCAGCGGGTCTTGGTGCTGGCGCTGGCGCTGGAACAGGCTTTGGTTCTAATTCAGCATCAATTTCACTAAATAGGTCTTCCAATAACTCTTCATTTTCTTTTAAGATTGGTATTTTCATTTGATACCCGTCATAAAAATCAGATGAATTAATATCAACAGCATCCATGTCAATGGAATACCCAGACTCTTCTAAAACTTCTGAGATTCTGTTATGTAAGAAATCTTCTAGAAAAAATTCTAAAGAGCTTTCTTCATCAAAGTTTCTTGTCGCTTTTTTAATCTCATTAATTGTGATGATTTCACGATATAAACCCGTATTTTCTAATCGATTATATGATAATTGAACACGATTGTTTTCCGACTTACCTTCACTAAGGATTTGCTCAACTATCAATTTTCTATATTGGTCAGATTTTCTCATTATAATATAAATATCTTGTTTTTTAGCTTTATTCTTAAAAATAAAACTAATATTATTGTATTAATGATTTTAGAGGTAAGAATATGCAAAAAAATGGCTGAAGTTCATGTCATTGACGGTATTAGCAAACGCCCAATTTCAATAATAAAAAGCAGTTTAGAGGCTCTAAATTCACTTATTATTGATCTTATGGGAAAATACACCATAACAACAATTAAACGTAACAGAAAGCGTTTATTGACGTATTAATTATCGTATTTGATAATTGTAACTTCTGGCCCTCTTTTATTTTTATTTAAAGAGGATATTTTTTCGTTTGTTATTGCGGTATCATCAATACAAATTGCAATAATTTCTGGTAGTGAACTTAATTTATCAGGAATGTTCGATAATTTTTCATTACCATGAAAATCCACCAAATATAACTTATCACAACCCAATATTTCATCTGTAATCGTTTTTATATTACAGTTAGAGGCTGTTAATCTAGCCAAGTTGGTTAATGTGTTAATGCCAGTTGGTAATTCCTTTAATTTAGCGTTATAATCCAAAACAATATCCGTTAGGTTAATCAAACCAGTTAAATCAAATTTATTTTCAATCTTGCAACCAGAAAAATCAACAAAATTTAAATCTGTTAATTGGTTAATCCAAGATGGTACCTCAGTTAATAAATTATTTCTAACTTTTAGGTATTTTAAATTCTTAAGATTTTTAATTGAGTTTGGTAATGACTCTAAACCGCAATCAGAAAAGTCTAATTTTTCCAAACTTTCTATGTCACCGATCTCATTCAAGATATCAGAATCCATTTTATTACCACTGAAATCTAAAACTTTTGGTTTAGACTCTTTCAACATCTTAATAATTTGATCACCGTATCCTAATTTTAATAGGAACTGGATATCATCGTTAACTTTGTTCTTTAACTGTCTTTTTGGTAAAACAGTTTTGGTGATGTACTTTTTGAAGTAGTCTTTAATATCTTTATTCGTATAAAAGAAATCGTTAATATCAATCGGCCTGTCTGGGATGTTCATGTATTGCTGATCCTCAAAATGGAATTGCATACGAACATTTGGGTCATTCTTAGCGGCTTTTTTAGAACCATAACCTTTTTTGATTAAAACAAACAACTCCCCACGGCCATGATATGAATCAAACATACTACCATATCTTGTACCAGCTGTACACCAAGTTGTATATTTACCAAATTCAACATTTGCTTCTTTATCGTGAGTTATAACAATAACCCAATCTTTATTTTCAAATACTAATTCAGCACGACCAACGGTTTCATCATAATCTTTACTTTTTTCAATAAAAAGTTGGTGATTCTTAATGCAATTTAATTCTTTGGGGTCAAGTGTATGCACATTATCGGAAGATCCGTCATCATCCATCATCGTATATGGCAACACAACCTCACTAAGTGTTTGGTAATCTGGATATTTGTTGATATCTCTCTTACTTTCATTCAAAACATTTGATTTTTTTAATAAAGAGAATGTGTCCAATGAACCTTTAACTGTTGTGTATAGATCTTCGTAGAAATTACTATTAATATTGGCATCTCGATCTGTTGGTGTGTAGGAAATTAATTGATTTTTGTATAAACCAAGTAACCATTGTAAATTTTCTTTGTTTGGTGTTGGGTCACATTCAACTAAAAAATTAAACACAACTTCTCTTGGTGTATTTTCATCACCAATATAGTTTGAGATAGGAATTTGCATATTTGACAAAAACGTAAATAAGTAACGATCATAAAAGAAGTCCTCTGGTTCTTTATATGTCATACCATGGAGACTAGTAAAACCCTCGTGTCTTGGGTTAAACTTATCTAACTGTCCTCTTTTAACAGCTTTTCCATATGTTGCTTTAAATGAGTTTTCATATAGAAACTCAACTCGTGTTTTCTTTTCCATATTACAAAAGTATACAAAAAATCCTTAACAACAAAGTGTTTCGAATAAAATTTTTAAAATTAAAGAAGAACTCTAGTTGAATTGATATAATCAACCGATTCGAATAGGTTTTTACCTTTTTCTTGTGTTTTGATGAATTTCTTAACCAATTGGCCAGCAATTGCGTTTGCCTCATCCTCTATTTCACCACCAATGTCTTGTACTGGTTTTACAATACGATCATCCTCATATTGTTTCTTATGAACCATTTCATGAGCAACACTTC